TTTTATGAAGATCTTCTCGTTTTCTTATCTTTTTAATGATAGACATATAACAGTCTCCATTAATAGAAAAAGAAACGTCTTCATTTAAGAAGACGTTTTTGACGACCAAGACTTGTTTGTCTGATGGTATCATAATTTTTTAAGCTTCGCTGTAAAGAGTATCAGCTGCGTTAAAGTGATAGATTAACTCTGTCTCATTTACTCCAGCATAGTAAGCTTGCATTGCAGCTAACTCTGCAGGATTAAGAAGAACAAGACCACGAAGAGTCAATACTGTGGAGGCTTTTTCTCCTTTTCTTGGGTTCATGTTGTCTTTATCTACTGCAACAAGTTTAGGACAAATTGTGTACAAGTCTCCTTCGTCTTCATCTCCTAAAGATGAAGTAAGGGTCATTACCCATTTTGTTTTAACAAGGCGTTCTTTTGGAACATACCCAGCAGCAGCAACTTTACTTGGAGCAACTCCGATAGTTGTAGTTCCAAGAAATATGTTATTAACATCTCCCTCAATAAACAAAGAAGGAGCTGACAAATAGCCAGAGCCAGGATTTGTTATAGTGACACTTGTAACAAGTTCAGATACAACTACAGCAGTTCCAGTAGCCTGAACTCCGCCTACTGGAGGAGCTGTTATTACTAAAGCTATTGCAGATCCATCGACAGAATCGGTAGCAGGGGATGTTATAGAAGCCGTAAGAACTGCTCCTTCAATATTGTTTTTAGAGAAAGATACATTGGTATCTACTTCAACAATAGGATTACCTCCGTCTACAATAGCATCTAACTCGTGGCTAGAGCCGTTTACATTGATAGTAACTTCAAGAGATCGTTCAATGGTTCTGTCGTCAAGACTTCCGATGCCTGAACGAACAAGAGCTTTAATCTCTGCTGAAGTTTTTGTCTTTGTAAATTCAATTCCATCTTCATTAATGATAAAGTTTCCTTCATCGCCAATCTGATTGAATACTACAGAATTTGTTTTATTCAAATCTGCAAATGATTTTACCAATGGATTTGCACCTAAAAAGGCTTCCATTGGAGTGAGAAATACTTCCTTTGGGAAGAAAGTATAATTATCTCTATGCGCTATCTGAGAAGATGCAGCCATTTATTTGGTCTCCCAATTTAATTTGATTCTATTCAAGTACCATCCAAACATGAATGCTTCTTGGTTTTTATCTTTTTCTGCAAAGCGATTTAACTCGTATGCGTGTTCAACAATCATAAAAGTAGATACTACATGATTGACTTGTTCAAGCTTTCTTTTTGACGCTAAAGACTTTAAAGCTTCTATGGTTTTACTTCCGATAGAACCATCTTCTTTAATATCTTTATAGTCTATCTCGTTTCTATTGAAAGCATTTAAAGCCTTCTGAAGAAAAACTGAAGCATCTTTAACTCCTCTGTGAACTGCAATTTCAAACGCTACCTTAGCTATGACTTCAGAAGTAGCAGATATTTCATCTCCTTTAATCTTGTCCCAATAGCCTTTTTTGTAGATTTGCTGCGCTTGCTCAAGAGTCATTTCTGACATTTCGCCCTCGTATCCAAAAGCCTTAGCAGTAGTTTTTGTAACTCCGTATGCAGTCTCTCCTCCTTTATCGAAGGGGTGATTTGCATAACCACCCTCGATAAGGATTAATGCTTCGAATGATCTTTTAAAAGAATACATTTGAAACTCCAGACTATGCCAATACGTCTGCTATACCGTAACCGCACTCCTTGTCGATTACCTTCAAGTCCCAAAAAGCAGATACTTTTACTTCTTCAGACTCAGTTTCTTCGCTATATCCAGTATAAACCTGCATCCAGCGTCTTTTCATTGTGTCATAATAAAAAGTAGTAGCAAATGTTATTTTCTGACGAGATTGAGAAGATTTATCTACATAGTAAACACCGCAATGGTCTCCTTGCCATAAGAAGTCTTTTTCTTCAGAAACGCCTGGAGTAGTGTCAGCTAAGAAATAAGGAACAATGCAAGTTTCAACTTCTAAGTAAGAAGCTAATTTCTCGAGTGTTACCATTCCGTTCTGAGTATACTTGATTACGTCACGAATCTCATTGTCTTGTGTAGAAATCTTATTAAAGACTTCTGTAGACATTACGACAGTATTTGCACGCTTGCCAGTTTTCTTGTAAACCGCATCTTTTGCAGTTAACAAGTCAGCTTTAATAGCTGCTCCTGCGGCATCCCATTTAACAGTTGGAGTATGACCTCCGCCTAATAGAGATTTAAAAGCTCCTAAGTTTGCAGCCCATGCAATATCGTGAACTTCTCTCTCATGTGCAGTTTTAATTGCAGTAACAATGTCGCTTGCAGTTTGCATTTGCTCTTCGATAACTTGAAACTCTTGAGTTCCTTCAAGTAATTCAAAAGGAATCTCTTCAGTAAGTACGTGGTCAACGCATCTGAAGTTATCAATTGAACGACCTTTTCTCTCTTGGCGCTGACCTGCAGAACCTGGAGCTCTTACTAATGTTACGTCTGGAGATTTGTCTGATTTAGAACGGTCAACTCTGTAAAAGTCACCAGAAAGCTGGTCTGACTTTACAAGAGGAGCTAACATTCCTCCAATTCCTGGCTCGCCAAGACTTTTTTGGTAATAAACGTTTGTTAATACCTTGTTCTTTTTTAGATAATTACTCACCTTTTAACTCCTAATTAAAATATGTTTACGTCAAGGCAGTTTACCCAAGCTGGTGCTAATTCACCTGCTCCGCTATTAGCGCCTTGAAGAGTGCCAACAACTCTATTTGCTGTAGTAGCAGCAGAAACTAGCCCACCTGCTCCAACTGCGAACTGCTCGCCAAATGCTCCACCAGACAATATTCTTGCTACTGGAGCAAAGCCTAGTCTTACAACTGCAACATAAACACCAGCGTCTGCTTTGTCAAGAGTAAATCCAAATGGAACTCCAGATGTAACAATAGCTCCAGCAGAATTAACTGCAATACCTTTTTCTAATGCAGTAGCAGCTTTAACCGTTCCGCTTACAATAATCTCTCTGCGCATTACTTAGCTCCTTTATTTTCTAAAATGAATTTTGAGAACTTCTCTTCGTTTAGTGCAATGCGAGTAGCTGCCTCAAAAGACATATTTTTGTCGATCTTCATAATTTTGCTTACTTTTTTATCAAGCTCGCCTGTGTCGTCATCTTCGTCTCTTTCAGACTCTGACGCTCCAGATAACTCTTTACGCAATGTCATGTTTACTCCATGAGCAACACAAATTGTTTTCATATCTTCCATTAAAGAATTTCTATCTTCTTCTGTAGAAGCTACAACGTATTTTTTAGCTTTTGCTTCAAGCTTAGGTAAAGACTCTTTACCTAAAAATCTGCCACTTTCATTCTGAACCTGACGAACCATAGCTTCAACTCTGACATCTTGTACATTCTTAGAGAATGTTAAGATTTGCTCTTCGAGTTCTGTAACTCGCTTAGTCATTGCAGCTGCTGTGTCGCGAAGGTCAGCCTGAGAAGACATAATTTCTTTTACTCGCATAATAGCTTGAGCAGCATTGCTGTCTAAGCTTAACCCAAGTGCTTTAAGAATTTCTTCCATGATTCCTCGAACATTATTGATTTGTTGTTTAATGGAGTGTAAAGTCCATTTTTATTGACTATTTCTAAGTTAGGCTGATTATTTGCGAATAGCAACATAGCCTTAACGTTATTAGGCGCTTCTTTATAAAGGTCTGACATCTGCCTAACTGGTATAGGCTCGGTAGAAACGTCTCCATCTACTACCTCGTCTACGAATCCCATTGTCAAGCATTCTTCCGCAGTGAAGTAAGCATTTGACCGCATTACCTTCAGGCAGAAATCTTTATTGAGTCCAGTTCTCTCCGAATACATCGAAGAGCCTATATCTCCAATTTTTTTGACGTGTTCTTGCTCTAGCTCCATTTCATCCTCTGTACCCCAAGCAAAACCTGAAGGCATATGAATGAAGTGCATAGCAGTTCGCTGCATCTTGACTTTGCCATTAGGGCTATTTTTTGGAATAGCAGTCATTAGAATAGTAGCCATACTTCCTGAAAAAGAATCATTGATAATATCTATCTCGGCATCTTTCTGAACAGCTCTTCTGATAGCAGAGTGCATCTGCCATCCAGCGTAAACAGAACCTCCTCCTGAGTTAATTCTTATCTCTGTCTTTTCTTTAGAAGCAACTGCCTTGTCAAGGCTAAGCACAAACTCGGAAGGATTTACATCCCACCCGATTACGCCAGATATGTTTATAATAGGCATGTTAGTACTCCATATATTTTATGGATAGGTCAAGTTGAACCATATCCATTTCTTCGTTATTGAAGAGGGTTTTTCTTTGCTTCTTTTTAAAGTAGCAAATTTGTTTAGGAGGAAGGCTTATCGGATTTGGACTTAACTTCCCCCATATTTTTTTAACTATCGCATTTGCTCTTCTTGGCAAATTTTTAGTATTCTGCTGAGAATAAATCTTAGAAACTGCAACATATATAGAAACTCCTTCTGTGGCTTCCGAAAAGCTTCCAGATGTACTTGAGTCTGAATATACAGTTGAGAAGGAGCGAATTATTATATGAGCTCCGTTTGTCTGTATTCCATTCAAGCATTTTTTATATATATCAGCCGATAAAGTCTCGTGATTTATCTCTATTATAAAAGCTTCTCCAAATACTTTTAAAGCAAGGTCTCTCGCTTGCTTCTCTATTTCAGAAGGATAATCGAACTCTTGTAATTCCTGATATGTCATATATTCATCCTTCGCCCGTATTCGCCAACTTCGTCTTGTATGTAATCAGGAGGCAATAAAGCCCCAGACACAAGAAGATCTGTAGACTGAATCGCATCGACAAGAAGTATAGAGCCAAGCGCTATCTTCTCAAGTTGCAATAAAGTAGCCTTATGCTTATAATACTGTTCTGTATTAACTCCTTTTGAAGAGTACAATTCATAAGCTGCGATTGAATAGCAAATTATTCTCAGAAGGTAAATAGACCTTTTAGATTCTACTGGAACTGGAACTATATAGTTACCAGTATTTAGATAACTGTCAACTAGCGTCTCTGCTGCGAATAGTGCATCTTTTATCTTGTCATTGTTTATTTCTACACTATTTGGAACATCTGAAGTTAGTATTCCAGCCTGACCTTTGGAGATCCATAGGGAAAATCCATCTACTGTAGTATAGTAAAGACCTTCGTTTAATACTTCGATTTCTTCCATTGTAGAAAATTAAGCGTTATAAATTATTAGTTTTGCACAGTCGTATATTAAGCATAAATTAAGATTAATCTATAATTATTTTTAATATGGCAATAACAAGAACAAACAGACCAACTCGGACTATTATCGGAAGACGTAGAGAGAAAAGAATATTCGCTCCTACCGAAGACAATATAAAAGAATCTTCTATATTGGCTAACTCTCAGATAAATAGAGGAGATGAGATCGAAGAGGAATTAACTCCTTCGAAACTCAAAAACGTATTTGACGAAGCAGCAGATGGGCATCTGTGGAAAATCTTCGAGACTTACAAAAAAATTGTAGCATACGATACTCGCATCGGAGGAATTGTAGCTAAAAGAAAAAATGCTCCAAGTAGATATGCGTGGAAACTTGAAGCCGAAGATAAGACAGACCCAAGAACAGAAGAGATTCTGAAAGACCTTAGAATGGTATTTAAGAAGTATAAGATGAAACGCCTTATAAAGTCTTCTTCAGAAGGCATACTATACGGAGCTAAGTTTTTTCTAAATAACTGGACTCAGGAAAATGGAAAGATAATTCCACTTGAACCTACGCCTATTGCACACGCAAGGGTAGAGATGAATAACTCTTCCCAGATCCCAGAACTTCCATTCGGAAAGCTATTAATTACAAACGGAGATAAATATTGGTCTGCTGAAGAGCTTCAGAATTCTGGGCAAGTCTTTGGAGTAGTCCCTTCTGATGATGATGGCTTTTATGATATTGCAGGAGTTTTAAGACCTGTTCTCAAGATGTTCATTGTGAAGTATTATGCCATTAAGAATTGGATTCAATATTCCGAGATTCATGGCTATCCAGTTTCTACAGTAAGCCTTCCAAGAAACCAATACAAGATGTTCAAGAAAGACGTAGAGAAATTCTTGACAAATATCGGTAAAAGTAGATACGGAGTCTTGTTTGAAGGATGGGATTATAAGATTCAAAATGCTGCTAACGGAAATGTTGACATCTTCGAGAAGCTTATAGGCTTAACCAATACAGAGTGCGAAGTAGCTATACTTGGTCAATCTGCAACAACTTCAATGTCGGGCGGAGGATATTCTGCCGTAACCACATACAAAGAAGATGAGATTGATAATACCATTGACGATTGCGAGATAATTGCAGAGTCGATCACAGACGGCATAGTGAAGCCTTATATTCAGTTTAACTATCCAGATTATGATTATACAAATATCAGCTTTGCTATTGAAGTTCCAAAGAAAAAGAACTTCCAGGATGTATTGAAAAAATACGAATCAGCAGGAAGATTAAATCTAAAGGTATCTAAAAAGAAATTCCAAGAGGAAATGGATATTCTTATAGTCGAGGAAGGCGAAGATTCTCTTAAATTAGAGTTTGAGAAAAAGGGACTTGACGCAAGTAAAGAGCCTGAGAAAAGAAAAGAAACTCGCAAAGATGGCGGCAAGATAGCAGACAAATGAAAGTAAACTTTGAAGCGCTAGGCGAGCTCCGAGACGAGCTCGACCTAGTGATAAAGGGCGCAAAAAGAGACGCAATAGAAGACATAGAAGACTTAAGATTTACTATACGAGGATTTATTCTCGATAGAGTAGAAAAAGGAATGTTTGCATCTGGAGAGTTTGCTAAAAAGGATTACTCCTGGAATCCAATAGCCGCATACAAGCTTGGCGATGTTGTGATACAAGGCAAAGGCGAAGAAAGGGAGATGTATATAAGCGGAAAGCTAATAGACAAAAGAGATTGGAAGTTCGGAAGCCCAAAGAAAAAAGGAGAAAAGAGAATAAAGTCTGGACTACCAAAGCCAGTTCCAGTTTTCAATCTTGGGTACGAAGGATGGAGGCGCAAGTACAATGGCTTAAATACTCTTAGCGTTGACTTGAGTTTTACAGGTAAGATGCTTGAGGATTTTGACGTAGAGGTTTTTGTAAAAGGAGTGAATCAGTATAAGACAGAAGTTTCAATAGAGCTTATTATGAACACAGAGTTTTCTATGGACAAGAAAACATTCACAGATGAAACAAGACAGTGGTTTTACATATCAGACGAAGAGCTTGAAATGCTACTCGAAGAAAACGGATTCGATGTAAAATAAAAAAAGCCAAGAGTTTTCATTTCTTGGCTTTGAATTTAACATACTTTTAGAATATGTATAGTGAATAAAGAAAAACGTATATATAAAAAAACTCGACAAAAGGAATGGAAAATCTTCACAAAAACCAAACCTAATGCCGAGCCCCTTATGACTTATGAAAGAAGATTCGTTAAACTACTTCTGTATAACCAGAAACGTCTAAAACAGCTCCAGAGAAAATAACTCTATATTCGTCTGCTCCATATTGCCCAACTGCCTTTAATTGAACTTCAATATTTTTGGCATTGGTAACTTTTGATGCAAGAATATCAGCAACCTTGTATGCTTTTTCTCGTGTCATTAGAGCTGCAGACCCAGAGTCTGAATTTACATATTCTTGGCGATAAGTACTATCAGACAAGATTGAATCGTATTTTACACGATACATTGAAGTAGCTGTTTCTAAAGCTTCTATTTGAGTGATATTGAAAGCCATTTAGACTCCTTCTGATTAAATGAATAAAAATTGTTTTTTTGATACGTTCAAAAGATAGTGTAAAAAAAATAGTAAAACAATAGGTGCTAATTTGCTTATTGTTTTCAAATAGCGTTCAAATTTGCCACCTAAGCGCTTATCTTTTTTAAATTGATACATTCCATAGGTCATCATTTTCTAAGCCGTTAGAATCGAAATCTGTTTCGCTTGCGTACCCATGAACGCCATAGACAGCAGACCCAAAAGAATCGTCTTGTACTAAATCATCGTCAAAATTGCCAATCATCTTGTAGGCTTCGTCTATAAGGATACAGAAGGCGTCATTAACATCGTCCTTTACAGAATTTGGGAACTCGCAGATTCCGTTTATTCTATCAAATAGAAGTTTGTCATATATCTTTGACGATATAAAAATCTTCATCCTTTTAGCTTTGTGAGTAGCAGACTTTGTATGCGCTATCTTATCCATGTTTTTATTATCGACAGATATAGCTTCAACACCTTCTGAGTTAAGAGTAGGCACTGCCTGCAATCCAGAAGATTTGTTCTCAATATAGTGAACGCCTTTTGTCTCTTTAATCCATTCAATAAGCTCGGGGTATTCCAGCCAGCGATAGTCCGAGTCTGTTATATACAAAGCGTTTTGATATATGAAGCCTTTTGCATAAGCAGAGGAAGATCCTTCGTTCTTTAATGTGGTTGCGAGATCCCATCCATTGATATGCGCTTCCCAGAATTTCTTTTCAGGCATTAAGTCTTCGTCTATAATGCTAAAGAACTCTTCTTTCCACTTGGCGCCAGTCTCACTTGTAGGAGTCTGCTGAACCTGACCATGATAGTTATCTCCGAGTTCGTTTCTGAATACCTGAAGCACGTCTGAAGAAAACCTCTCTTTGAAAAAGAGCAAGTCGCCAGTCTTATTGTCTGGAAGATAGAATTTTTTTAAGTATTCTGGCTTCAAGTCTTTTGACAGCTTTCCTGGAACGCAGATGTGCATATACTTGTCTTTATTATCAGATGACAATACATATCCAGACAAGTCGTTGTTATGTACCCTTTGCATCAAGATTATACGAATATCAACTTCTGGATTATTCAATCGAGAAAAGGCTGTGCCAGAGTACCAGCTATTGGTAGTGATAATATCTGCTTCTTTAAAGCCCAAAGCATTTTTATCAGGAGGCTTAACTGGGTCATCTATTATCAAGAAATTTCCTCCTGAGCCAGTGAATTGACCTCCAACAGAAACGGCTTTTCTCTCGCCTCCCATGCTATTAGAAAAATAAGCCTTGCTATCCTGAGAAGCATCGATCTGGAACACATCGCCAAAGTGAGACTTGTACCAATCGCTTTTTATAAGCTGGCGAGTCTTGTTTGCGTGTTCTATGGATAGGTCGTGAGCATAAGAAGCAGATGCAAATCGCAAGTATGGGTATTTAGCCCAAGCCCATCCGTTAAATATAATTGTGAAGATATATGATTTCAGGCTTCTGAACATCATATTGATAACATAGTCGTGAGTCTTGGGAAGTCCTCTTGCTATTCTATCTGCTTCCGATTGAAGTAAGTCGCAGAAATAATCAACGTGCCAATTGTGTCGATAACGAGTGTTTGGCTCGAGTACAGAAAAAGCTTCTGGAAAAAAGTCTTTATAGTCTGGTACGTTTTGAGTAGCCTCGTGCTTGGCTCTAATAGACTTGCTAAAAAATGAGGTTACATCGTTTTCTGCTAACGAGTAACCTGCGCCTATTCTAGTCTGCTGTTTTTTCGGTTTTGCCATCTGAAGTTGTTGTGTATGTCTCTTTCTCTACCTTTTTGACAAGGTCGTATGGAGACTCGTGATTTGGGGACGATAAAAATCTTCCGTCAGGGAAGTATGATAATCCAGATCTGGTATCTGCAAACTTCTCGCCCATGAATCCAATCTCAGAATCAAGTTCTTTAATAATGCCAGAAATCTCGCCATTGCGCATAGCATAGGCAAATCCAGCTTCGATTGGGTTCGATACTGTAACTTCTTCAGGAGAAACAACGAATGCTACTTCTTCTGTAAAAATGCTATTTATTTGCTTGCGTGTCATGGTCGTATTTCCTTTTTTGATTATTTTTGTTGACTTTACTTGTACGAGAGTTAGTTTACGGACAAATTGAATAAAATGCAATAGTTATTGTTTTCTTGTCATAGCCTCGAAATCCTTCGCTATCTTGTTAATAGTTTCTGCAACGAGCTTGTCTGTCATTAACATTCCTGAAGTTCCTTCAATATGTCGCTGAACAATATTGGATAGAGAAGTCATCATTGTCATGACTCGGTCAACTGGGATGAACAAAGAAAGCGCTTCAAGTCTGCGTCTTTCTGTTTCAGCTAATCTCCTTTTGAGTTCAAGCGATTCGTATATCTCTGTCCAGATCGACATATCTTTGTTTATCGTCTCTATCAGAAGACCTAATTCGTTCATGGCTGTTTTAGCTCCTTTGGCATCGCCAATAGATGAAGCGTATTTAAAGCGTGTAAACTGGAATACTATCTTTTCAAAGTCTTCTTTTCCAGCAGTAAAGTCAGACTTCTCTAATAGCTCTTCTACGCGAGAAGCTATAAGCGCCATGTCTGACCTTGTTGACATTATATCATCGTCTTGAGCCAGCTGAAGAAATCGGTCTTTTAGTCGAGTTGGAATGTGCTTAGAATACATTAAGCTTCCGGCTCTGTAGTGGTCTACTCCGGAAGGAGATTTGCCGCCATGAAACTTACACTTGCCATTGTCATAAAGGTTTCTTGACATACATATTCCGCCATCGCCTTTTGCCGCTCCGCATACCTTGTTTTCGTCTACGAGATGTTGCTCATATTCTGTAAGGTTAGCATAAGAAGTAATTCTCGTTTCTGTAGTTTGAAGATTTTCCATATTTTGCCTCCTGAGTGGGTTGTATAGTTCGTTAAAAATCGAATGTATATAAAATTAGCATAAACGGCAATTTAATTTTTTTCTCGCGCGCACGTAGTAGAATATATAAATAAACTTGTTTTATTTATATATGGTAGAAGTAGTATTATAAATAAACTTGTTTATTTATAATATAATATAATATAATATAATATTTATTTATATATATATAAATATATATAATAATTATATAAGCGAAGAAATAAAAAAAAAGAGCAAAATTACTTAACCAAGATAACGTAAAAAACGCACTAAGTACAATAATATCAGAAGGTTAGCCTATGTAAAGAAATCTTACACTTTGAACTTCAGAGTGTAAAGAAATCTTAC